GCGCCTACGCTGCTCGAAGTCCTGCCCCTGCCCCTGAACCGGATTAAAAAAGCTCGGCATTAGATGATCCTCCCGTAGTCTACCGCCATGTAGCCGGCAACCTCAGTAACCGCCCAAGGCGCTACCTCCTTGACCTCGTCAGCCATGAACCCGACCATTACCGGCCCGCCCCAGATATAGCGGAAGGCGTAGACACCAAGTCCCTTGAGCCCTTCGCCGAGCTTGGTGATGTCAGTTTTCAGTCTGCGGTCAGAAAACGCAGCATACGTCGCGGCAGCCGACCCAAGGTTCCCCACAGTTCCCCATAAGTTACCCTGCTGTGCCTGCTGTGCCGCAAGCTGCTGGTTATACCGGTTCATCAAGGCGTTCTGCTGCATGGATTGAGCGCCGATAACGTCCGGTGGCTGCACCTGGTACTGTGGCGTGCCGGTAAACTGCGGGCCTTGCAGCGCGGGCGAACCCTGAAGCAGCGCCGCCAGTTCATTCATGGGCTGAGTGCGCTTAAGCATCATCTCTTGGATGGCCCGGTCTCTGGCCTGATTGCGCAGCGCAACCTGCTGGGACTCCTCCCCAACAAGCTGACCGCGCGCCCTGGACGCCATATCGGCCGCTTGAAGCTGCTCGCCTGCAAGCTGCCCACGAATGCCAGCCGTGTAACTCTGGCCAGCAAGCGCTTCCTGAAGGTTCTGCCCTCTGGCTCCGGCCACCAGCCCAGCCTCCGCAAGCTGTTCCTGAGTCATTTGACTGCGCAGTGCGTTCGCTAACTGCGCCCTCTCTGCTTCCTGACCGAACCCCTGCCCTTGGGCTAGGTTGTAGAACTGGCCCCTTGTGGTGCCCTCTCCGAACTGCTGGCCGCGCGCCTGCATAGCCTGCCCGAACAGCCGACCCTGCTCCGCGCCGCCCATCTGAATAGCTTGCGACAAGGCCTGCTGCCGCATGTCATTCTCCGAGCGCTGCATGTTCTGCATTTCGGTTGTCCAAGCCTCGGAGCCTGGCGGAATGCCACGGTTGGCCAAACTTTGCTCTAGAGCATCGCGTTGCTGCTGAATCTGCGGCTCGATGCGGCTCATCATGCTCCCAAGAACGGCATCCTCGACTCGCCCTCTCTCCGCGCCGAAGTCCTGTGCCCCCGGGATAGCCGTTAGATTCCCCCATTTTCCCTCTAGGGACACGCCTGGCCCGCCAATCGTCCCTCGACCCTGCGGCAACCCTCGCTGATTAAGAGCGGTCACCATACCGGGCGCGCCGGCCACATCAAGGGTTGACCTGACTCCCGGAAGCGCCCCAAACCCAGTGGGGATATCAGGCATGCCGGATAGGTTGAGCCGGTCAGCAGCTTGCGGGAGGCCAGCCATGCGCTGATTGATGGATGCTGTATCAATCTGGTTGGCCCTGTTCCCGGCCAATCCGGTGAGCTGTGCAGACAATCCCCGCTCAAGATCGAGCTGTCTTTGATCTTGCGGGTTCAGCGTGGTCCGCTGCGTGTAGGTCGGCGTGCCAAGTTGGCCGAAGTATTGAAGCTTACCCCACGGGGTTTCTTGGTTTACCTGGTTGAACTTGGCAGACTCCCGGATAGCCTGGATATTCGCGGCGCCTTGCGCTTGAGCGGTTCTTGCCGGATCAGGAATTGGAGGTGCTTTAGGCTTGCTTTTTCCCATAATTCAACCACTTGCATTCGTCTCTTAACATGCCAAATATCACAAGATCGCCGCCTAAGTGCGCCTTTCTCATGATGCCCTCTCGCACAAATCCTATGCGCTCATTAAGGGAAGTAGCCTTGGAATTGGCGACCGGGGCAAATGTCGTAACGCGGAGGCAGCCAAGCTGCTCAAATGCATACGAAAACAATGCCCTGATATACCGCCTGGATTGCCATTTCGGCGACTTCGTTGCAAACGTCAACTCTATGCTGCCGTGCTCTTGCCGGTACTCGTGAAAGCACGCTACCGCCTCCAAATGGCCATCTTTGGCCATTGCTATCGTTACTCCACCAGTAATTTCATACCCAAGCCTGTCATGTAGCCAGTCGGTAGTAAATTCTGCTTGGTCGTGAACTACTTGCATGCTATCCGACCAAGCCTATTGGGCCCTGCTGCGGAGCCGCGCCAGGCTGAGCTCCAGCAACCTCTGGCGGTAACTGCTCCCCTGGAAGCGTAGGCTCGCCTTGCTCCACTTGCTGGCCTGGTTCCTGGCCGATCCGGTTAAGCGCTGCCTCAATTTGCCTTCCATCCTTGAACGAGCGGACGCCGAACATAAGCAGCTCTTTTGCCACGTCCATAGGCATTCCAGCCTGCACAAGCGGCATGACCCCGGTCATGAACCCTGTGATAGCGGTAAGCAACTCGATCCGATCCTGACGCTCCTGCGCCTGATCGTTAGAGATCGTCGAGTCGGTCTCAATGTCGATCTTATAGGAGCGCATAAGATCGTTTTTCATGATGTCGATCATTTCCGGCGTGACCGTAACGCCAGTCATAAGCTCGAGTGTTTCCGGCTCGAACTGCTCAACAATCACCTCTGCCATGAGCTTGACCGATGCCCGCATGAACGAGGCAACCTTTCGCTGTCGCTTGCTCAGCCGCATCGAGCCAAACTGCGTCTTGAGCTGCTGAGCGCCCAAGGTCTCACTTGCCGTAGAAGAGCCGCGCATGATGTCTGCGATGCCGGTAATCTCGTAGATGGTCTGCTTGATCTCTTCCCGTGATTTGTACAGCACCACGAGAACGCGCGCGATCTCCTCAATCGGCATGTGCTTGATAGCGGCATCGAGCGACGCAGAGTTTCCGAACCGCTCCATGAAGTTATCCACAGGCTGAAAGTCGCCATCGTCGGATGACGCCACATCGGCCAGTTTGGAAAACGAACCATCGTAAACGCCGCGGTACTTTAGCTGCTCGGTGAGCTTGTCTATCCGGTTGGTTACATTGTCCAGTTCTTCGGCCTGATCTTGGTAAAACGTGTAGTCAGGCCGCGGCACGAGCTTGTCAGATGTGACCGTGGCGAACAGCGGCGGCACGATCGGATAGAAGTCTTCGAGCCCGAGCGGGTCGTCCTCTTCCTTTAAGATCTTGTCGTAGCCAGGCGCCAGCACGCACACCTTGCGCTCGTTCTTGTCGAAGATCTCAATTATAAGAGCCGTCGAGAGCTTCGTGTGATCTTCTGATTTACCGCCCTGCTCCGTGTACCTAAGCTGGATATGGTCTGCATGCTCAGGGAATTGCTCGCGCAGCTCATGCTTCCTCAGATAGGACTCGATTCCGATCCAGCCAACATCCGTCCACTTTTCGGCAGGCTGCCAGCGGAAGCGCGTCCAAGGGACAGGCTCCATCGTGACTTCTTCGTAAACAACCTCCTCATCAGGCTCCCCGTACGTGAACGGACCAGCTTCGTCTACCTCGACCTTGTCGGCGCTTACCGGGCTTTCCCCGTCGTAATACCTTGATTCGTAGGTGTCTTCCTGAAGAACCTCATCGAATCCAGCAATCTCCCTCTGCTCTTCAAGGTCAATCCTGGGAGCCTCGCCCTTTACTATGTACGGCCTGTACCGCACACGGGCAGTCCCAACGCCGGGGAGAAGATAATCATCAATGACGTAATCAGCGCACGCGTCAAAATCGAATTGATCCATTGCGTAGGACACGGCCCTCTCCATTAGAAGGGAGGCCTCCCGAGCTATGGGGTCATCATCGCGATACCTGCGCATGATCTCAGGCTTTGGCTCCTGAGCATAGATTGCCGCGTGCATGACCTCTGTGTTTGACCACAGGATGTTGAATTTGGAAGTCACGCGCTCCTTTTCGTCGATGTAGCGCTCTACGACAGCCTTGCCAGTCTTCCTAAACTTCTTGTGCGCGTCTCTTTCGAGCTCCAGCTCACGCATCCAATGTTCGTATTTCGTGTCGCCCCGGGTCTCTTCTTGATCAATCATAGCCTTTTGCTCTTGACTGCTCTGCCGCGCGAACTGCTCTTTATAAGCTCGTTGAGCGTAGGCTGCGCCGTGATTGGGATTGGTGGTTTGGGCTTCCCAAGGGGGATGGGCCTGGACATGAAAGCATATCGCGCTTCATCTGCTGCGTGATCCTCCGACTTTGTATCCAAGTCTTCCGGCCTCGCTTCATCATGCTGCAACACTGGAACTGTGCGGATGAAGTCTGAGCAGCTCGACATAACGAACATCATGCCTTGTTTCATGCGGGCACGCATTTGATCCCACCCGCCTATGTGGCCGTCCCTGCCTACACGCTTATTATCCGCCCTGCGCCAGAAGAGCGGAACCCCTTTATCCCGCATTGTCAACGACATGCGCTCAACAAATGACGGGCCTCCGTCCTGAGCAAAGGCGGCAGGGTCGGCAACAACGTATTTAATGGTCTTATCACCCTTGCATCTAGAGGCAATGCCCGCCCCTATCTCTTCCGCTGTCAGCTTCAAGCCAACGTCAGGCTCATTCTTCTTGTTCCCGTACCATTCTCTGTAGCGAACCATTGCCCCTCTAGGGATCGTGACGCCTTCCTGCGTCACAAAGTCGTCAGTCGGCACAGCCCACCACCCAACAGAAAATGGCTTTGCCGATCCCCAGTCAAAGGAAATCAGTTTCATCCAATCGTCAGGCGGACGGAACGGGCGGAGAACGAGCTTGTTTGACCAGCAATCGAAGTAGGCGCCCTCAATCGCCCCCCAGTCTCCCTCAAGCCACGCGCGCACCAGCTCGGCCGAGCCAACAAGGTATAGCCGGTTGATGTAGTCAGGATCGTTGCTGAGCAGCTTGAGGTTGTTTTGAACCTTCGAGGGGATGTAGATGCGCCGATGCTCCTTTCCGTTCGGCAGCGTGTGCCTAAGCACTTTCATTCCTGCCGGAGCTGGATCGATGTAGCGACCACGAATCCAAAGCTGCCCTGGCCCGCCAGGGTTGCCAGTCAAGATAAGCTGCGTTGGCACACCGTCAGCACTTCTTAGGACGCCGTTGAGCCGATCAATTGGCTTGGGGCTTGGGTAGAGTCCCGCCTCTTCAACTACAGCATCAGAGATGTTCTGACCCTGGTACTTGTCGGCATCCTTGACTCTTTCCAGCGGCCTAAAACGGAGACGGCCCCCGCCAGGGAACCGCCATGTTTTTTTCTGCTCGTGGTACTCGGCGCCGATCGGGCCATATATTTGGTGACTTCGCTCGATCGCATCATCCAGCATGGGAAGCTCTAGGCGGCAGAATAGAGCGTTGAACGATGCGCCGTAATGCTCAGCCTTGACTGCCAGCTTGCCCAGTGCGCCATCCGTCTTGCCTCCTCCGCGCGCTCCGCCATAAAAGATCTCCGGTATAGGGCAAGACCTAAACGCAGCCTGGGGCCCCTTCTGAGGCGCCCAGACAACCTTCCTAGTCATGCAGGGACCAGCTTTCTTCCGTCTTCAGCGCTCCCGTAGATCCTGGCGCCAGGAACAAAGACCAAAGACTCGGCAACAGAATAACTTCCATCAGGATTCTTTTGTTGCGTGGTCACCTGCACAACGCAACCAACCCCGGCAACCTCCATTGCCTTGGTGCTTTTCATCCATCCCTCAGCATCACTTGATGCCTTGAAAAGCAACTGGAACAGATCGACATCGCCAAATACTTTTATATCTTTAACGTTTTTCCGCGCACCAGATGCGTCTGAGTTATGCAAAGTTTTGCTCATTTTGCTCATTTTTCACCTCCCAAAGAAGCACGTAACGCCGAAACCAGATCCCTTGCTTCATCTTCGCAGAGCTGGACATAGGAGCCTGAGTTTGCATCCATAACGTGGATAAAGAGCCCGCCATGCGTGCCGTCGTCATTTCTCAACTCTGATACATCAATCCCAGCCGATGAAAAAATAGATTCACCCTTCATTTTGCTCACCTTCTTCCTCGCCTACCCCTCATGATGAACCTGAACGCGCGCGTCGCCATGGCCAGCCTGCCGATGAACCCTTTATAAGAAGGCTCAACAAGCTTTTCGTAATCCACTTCATCATCAAGGGCGGCCACAAACTCATCCTGATCTCCATCGGCTTCCTGTGACTCGACCATATCAAACAACCGCTGAATAGCCAGATGAATGTCTGGCTTGGCATCGTAATAGCCCCACCCCATCCTCTTCCCCAGATAGACGGAGTACCCACTTGGCGCATGCTTTAGGAATAACCGCTCATTCGCCATCGTCACCCTCTCCCTCGTTTCCTGCCGCATCCTCACCCTCTTCCTCGTTCTCTTCAGTCCACTCCTCCTCGCTCACAGGCTCACCAGAAATAACATGGTGGACTGTCTCGCCATGGTGCGTGTATTCCCTCCGGTCCCTCCAATAATCTGGATGCCGGTTGTAAAGCCACAACTTCTGAGCGTTCACGTCCGGCAGAGATCGCTTCGTCGTTTTCTCTACCTTCGTAAGCTCCCCGTTTTCAATCACAGACTTGCTTTCGTCGTAGTCAAAACCGTTCGCCCGCTGGTAGAGAGATCGGACAACTTTTCCATCAGAATCAAGGCGTCCGGCCTGTATAGCCCCGCGGAATTCGGAATGGGCCGCCATCCAGCGATCAAACGTGGATTCGTCTATCTCAAGCGCCGCGGCAATCTGCGGATTCGTCATGCCGAGTAAAGCCATGTTTGACGCTTTCTCGTTCACGAGCGCATCGTATGGAGTGCTTCTGCCGACCGGAGGGTCGTTGACCGTCTCTGGTCGTTTGTGGAACGTCTCTGGCCTTGCCACGGCTTCGGCTATCTGGGGATGCTTCTTGCACCAGTTGTCTATGGTGAGAGGCGTTACCCCGATGAGCTTCGCTGTCTCAGCCTTGGATAGTCCGCCTGCCCTGTATCTCGCGATCCTTCTTACTAGGGCTGGTGTGATCTTTCGTACTTTTCCTGGCATCGCATTCACCTTGGGTGGGTCCATTGACTCCCATAACGGTTATTTCACCTAGCCTGCACAATGACATCTGACGGCCTGCTAGGAGCCTTGTGCTCATGCACGTATTCTTTCGGATCTGACCATTCGGAACATTTTGACTTGTTGCACGCCCTCAACTGAATTGTGAGCGCTTCACCGTCATCAATTGACACCTTAAGATCTCTCGATGGACCAACTAACCCATATGATGTGGTTGATACCCCGCCGTCAACAGAATACCTAACCTGATAGGTATCAGCCGAAGGGGTGGCTTCCCATGCAGCTTTTACTATTACGACTTCAGCGACCGCCGAGACTGGCAACGCCAAGGCGGCCGCCATAATCCATGTTCGCATCATCAAAATATCTCCTGCCGGCTATGTTGAATCGTCGAAGAACCCGTTGAACTTGCTCATCCTCAGACAGTGAAGCTCTTGCTCCCGCCTGTCTCTTCTATGGTTGTACACAAGGGTTACCACGAACCCAAGCACCGCCATCAACGCCCCGCATATAGCCGCAAACTCAGTTGCAGTGAGCCACCCAAACCCAGCCACACTAGCCCCTACCCCAGTTACACTATTCGCCACCTTAGACACCGTGTTGCGTCCCCCAGTACCACGGGAGCATCCGGCCTCATGCTCTATCTTCCTGTTTTTGTTTTTTTCAGAGCTGCCACCGAATTCGCCCGCCTTGGATGCGACGGCCGAAGCCCCGCCGCCATAACCTAAATACATCCTCGTCTCCCCTTGTGCTCGAGCCAAATATCACTGAACAGTGCTCAAGGAGTCTTCATTAGGCTTTAGCATCGCCTTCAAAATCTCACTATCTGGCCCATTATCACCGTCGCAGTGAATAAGAACTACATGACCTAGACCGTGATTAACCTCTTCTCTTAGCTGCGCCCTCTCATCCTTTGGCAGCGCGTCGCAATACCAGTTGACCATGTATGACGACCTGCGTACGAACGATTCACGCATATCCGGACTGAGCCACATAGTGGCAACTATGGCCACAACAGAGGCAGCAATAACCCCGGCCACTCCTTTTTTGCTCTTAACCCTACCAATCATGCTAAGCGCTAACTCTATGATAATCTTGGTCATTCTTGCGTTTATCCGCATAAAACCACCGCGTTGCGGAGCAACAAACTATGTTAATGCTAGCAAAACATAGGGCAAGCCGTAAATGACGCTAGCACCCGCGGCGCAATTCAAGCCCATGATGCGCTAGCCCTGTGGCTATTAAGATCTTGCCCGCGCCACCCCATCGCTTGGTTAGCTGGCAATGCCATACTCTGGAGTCTTCGGGCAGAAGAGCGTCGAAGAACGCTTTCGCGAAGTTGTCTAGGTCTGGCCTCTGCTTATGCGGGGAGTCAATGTGTAGAGCTCTACTCTTCTTGCTCCAGCTCTTAGGCATCGGGACAACGAAAATGATGTGAAGCCCATGCTCAGGCAGCTTTCTATCCTCGAACTCTGCCCTCAACTGGTCGCAGTATTCCCGGTACTTTACGACGCATGGCCGCTTCTTCCACACGTCGCGCTTCGTCATTCTGGGCTTTGCTACTGGCACAACGTTCAACGTGATTATTTCCATTACGGCATCCCTCTAAGAGTCACCAAGGCCATTGAATCCTTACGTTTACCAATGATGTTTAAGGCCACGAACCCATTCAGCGGGCCACCAACATCCGGCATTCTCCCCGCCGTGTTTAAGCTCGATAGCTCGCGCTTCACCTCTTCTAGCGTCCGCTTTGATGTCCGGTATTCCGTGCTCCCAGCGTGTGCCCCGCTTGTTTCGTAATACTCCAGCTCCACAACGATCAAGGTCATAATGCACCCTTGCTTTGTCTTCCGTGCGCTCCGCGCGCGGCGGAGCGCTCCATAGGTTGATTGGCCCGAATGTCATGTCTGGCCAGAACATTGCGCCCCCTCGTCTCCGCCAGGCGCCACAAGGTAATCTTCGGGCAACAACTCAGTAACGCCATGGTCAAGGGCCCATGCATACAAGGCTGATGGCGGGACTTCGTTCCAGTGCGAAAAGCCGATCTGCTCCTTCACCGTCTCCCAGCACCACTGCTCAAGCGCCTTGATCCGCTCCCGGTCGCAGAACTCCTTGCCACCTATGGCGGACTCGCCCTTGTCATGCTGGAGTCTGTGGTGCTTATTGCAGAGCGGGATAGCGGAATACTGCGGCTTGGTGCTGGTCCCGGCCCCGCTGGCCACCCTACGCACGTGCGCGGACTCTGAAGGGGCGTCCGCTTTGCATACTGAGCATTTCTGGCGCCGCACCCACTCCAGAAACTTTGCATCGGGCCCAACGCAACGCCAGACAGACTGGCACCGAAAGAACCCAGATAGCTTTAGCTGCCGCGCCTGCTCGCCGTACTTCGCAGGCAACACTACAGCCTCCGCATCATCCCATGAGCCAATCGCCGACCCAGGGGTAGCCGACACCCCAGAACCTGGGACATTCAGTCGCACCATGGCACCGCCCACGTTCGGCTCGTTGAAGAGCTTAAACACGCCTTGCGCGTCCATAGGCTCAACGTCGACTATCATTCGGATAGTCCCATCAACCAGCATTGAGAACTTGCGGAACACGAAAGGAATTGCGTCGCTCATTTCTTCCCGTCTCCTCCCGCAGTCGTAGCGATCAACAGTGCCGCAACAGCCATAACCACAGCAACGGCAATCATGTGGCTATCGCCGAACTGCGCCATAAACACGATGTCATCAATCATGACTAATCCCACCCTTACCTAAAGGTAACCCCAAAGACTTACAAAGACCTAGGGTCCGAATCCCAAACACGGATGTAGTCTATCTCCATTACCATCGGGAAGTGCGTCAACGATGCCGGAACGCCCGTCCATTCGATCCCGCCAACTGCCAGGTTTGCCAGCACGTGCGCAGGACCAGCGTGCGTGTCGTCGTTGTGTATCCAGTCTATCGGAGTGCGCCGGACTTCTAATCCATCAAAGATGTGATGCGCTTTTTCCGCGGTCCACAATCCGCCGTAGGTATGAAACCCGGCACTCAGGTCCAGCCCAGTCTCGTAGGCGTTGAACGAATTCACCAAGGACGTCTCAGGTTGCCCTCGGCCCTTGCCAATTAGTGAGCAGAATAACCTGTGCGGATCGTCATTCGGTCCGTCTACCATCTCCATCCAGTCTATCTCAGGTGGCCATTTTAGATCTTGAGGGTTAATCCAGAAGGCAGGGAAGGCGCCCTTGCCGTTCGGCAGCCTGGCCCGCATCTCGTAGTACCCGTATTGATCGGCTGTCTTGGAGCGCAGCATGCCGGAACGGATCGTTCCATCAGCCAGTGTATCCGACCGCGCGGTAGCTATAAGCTTCAAGGAGTTGTCGCCAAGCTCAATGGCTTCGAAGTCCCGGTATCTCTGCCACCGCCCGTCCAGATGATTTAGTGTGCCAGGGCCATGAGAACCGTCGTAAATGTAACGCGTGAAAAAATGCTTATATACCTGCGCCAACGGCGACTTCTCGACTACGACGCGGCCAAACGCTATCTCGGCGTCGGGCGCACTATGGAAAGCGCCGCCCGGTAGGATTCGCAGTTGCAGACCAAGGAAGTTCGTCAGCTCGCCGTGCGCCGTTTCGCGCGTAGCGTCAATGCGCATCCGGATGCGCCAACCCCCTTGGAATGCCGCCTTGTCAATGCTCGTGTCGATTAAGTCCCCGCGCCTGGCGGTACTACGCTCTTGCGGCTTGCCGTCGACCCACACAACGCCTATGCGCCAGCGGGCGTACGCTCCTTCGGATATAGATATAGTAAAGTCCCCGTCGTACCCAGCACCCGGAGCGCGAACTTCAACATCGACATCGACGATGTCTTCAGACCGGATGTTAATTGGATGGGTCAGCCCAGCTCGCGCGAAGTGTGCTGCGCCAGCGCGAACCTCGACCAATGAATCCCCATGCGCCCCTTTGTCTCGTGTCCGGCTCAGTACAAACGACGGCGGGATACTCCACGGTGCCTCTCCAAGGGGCCCCGGCGTCATATTAGAGTGACTCTCTCGGGCCACAGCGACCCCAAAATCCCAGTCATGTATCAAATTTGCAGCCATTGATTACAATGCTCCTATTTCATATTCCGCGTTCATCTCAGCTATATCGCTACGGGTATCACCTCTCGACCAGCAATACCCGAGCGCCATAAACGACAAAATCAAGTCCGCGCACTCCTCGCAGAATGGCTGTTTTGCTATGTGACACTCCTCCATAAACTCATCATGCTTGTACGAAAATCCCAAGCAATGCTCAACTCCAGCATGGATTAGCTTCCGGCATTCCGTGCATTCCTCTGTTCCGCAGCTTGTAACAAAGTAGCGGTCAAGCTCGAAATAGAGTTCTGCGTCACATCCGCAATGTAAGCTCATTTTCAGCTTCCTCTTTTGTCTCTGGCGTCGTACCCGCGCATCCATTCACGCTTGAATGTTTCATTGTCGTGGCCAGGCAACCATTTCGGCGGCTTTCTTTCCCCGCCGTATTGGCGAACCCAATAACCTTGGATGTATGGGTGGACCCCGTGATATTCGATATCCAGTTCTTTGTATTCAGCGCTCTTGAGGCTCACGCGAATTCCCCAATTATGATTTTTCTGCACTCGGCCTTTACAGCTTTGAATGTAGGAAGGTCGCCAGTATCAACCGTCTTTGAATTATTCGAGACCTCTCCGGACCAGTGCCGACCGGAGTGTTTTGTTATCTTGATAGCGGCATTCTTGTATTTCGCTGAATATGACCCGTCACCGCCATCACTCTCGTAGCGGATTCCAGCCCTCCTAGCAAGGGATTTACGCCTGACGATGCAGTCAGGACTGGACATGCAGCACCCGCCTACCACGGTGCATTTGAGGCAATCAAGGTCGGACGCCTCATATTCGTCATGCGAGGTTTCCATACGACCAATTCTGTCGTTCGCGATTTTCCTTCGGAAAGTTAGAGGAGCCATACCGGCTGCGTCGATCGATATCCCAATTGCTCTATTTGTCATCTCTAATCCCTAGTGCGTTGATTTAAAAGTCCTACTGCCCCTGTATGTTGAGTACCATTATACATCTAGGGGCCCCTATGTCAAGCGCTTCTTTTGCACATCAGCCCCGCCCCAGCGGCAAGTAAAACCACCCCGATTAGCCAGTAAATCCAACCACTTGCGAGCGCGCCGACCTCAGTCAAGTCTGCCGTCACAGCTCTACCGGCTAGGACAACCACCAGCCCGACCATCATGATGGCCAGCCCGCCTAGGACATCAGCCTTGCTAGCAGGCCGCGGCTTTAGCTCATCCATTTCAAGGCTCCTTAGCTGCTCTCTAAGCGGCGGAGCGTAATCCCTATCCGATCGTACTACTTTCTTGAGATCTCCTCCCGCAGGGGACGTGCGGCGGTCTGAGCTACGCTTTACCATTGATTGCTCCCTTCAGTGCCTTGATTGCCTCTAACGCTGCCTTGGAGTCGACTGACGCCGTTTTCTCTGCTCCGCCTTCCAGCAGCTTCAGGTTCGGCGCGGGAAGCGCCTGCACGCTCTCAAGCGCCGTTGGCGGAAGTCGCCCCTTGTTCACGGCGTCGATTACCGCGGCATTTCGGCCATCAGGGTCTCGGCCGAGCGACTTCATCCAGATCGGCTCCCTACCGTGGGCCCGCGCCATCGCCACCGCGCGGCCATAGATCGACTTGAACGCCATGCGAGCCCCGACTTCATCGCCGAGCGCCATGACCGGCTGAGACTCGCCCCACGCGACGGCTATTTCCTGCGTCCAGACGACCGAGGCCCATTCGTCGGCAGCCTGAACGGCCAGTGACCACGCCTCGTCTGCGTCGGGCCATCCATCGGGGCGCGCGGCCTCGAGGATCGCGATGATGTCGGCAGGCTTGGCGAAATACTTCCCTGCGTTTGCGTCTTGCTCGTGCTTGGCTAGGGCCACGGTCACATCATGCAGGCTGTACTTGCTCAAGTGCTGCCAGTAGCGGCGCATCACTGCGGGAGGACGCTCAATGCCGTGCATCGTGAAGTGACCCTCGAGCAGATCAGAGAAGGCGCGCTTATCAGAGCCTTGCATAGCTGGTCTCCAGGAATTCGGAAGGCTCATCATCGAACCGATCGTTAACAAAATCGTCGGCGGCCTTGGCGTTCCGCTCTTGGATAATCTCTTGCTTTGTCTTGAACTGAGTCCCGCACTTCGAGTCCCCAGCTCGCTTGAGCCAGTTGCGAACCGCAGCCTGCCAGGATTTCATTTTTGCTTTGCCGACAAGCCACCCCTTGCTCTCGTAGAAGTCGCAAAACTTCTCGGCCTCGCTGATTGTTGCCGAGCCTCTGGCCTCCATATACTCGAGCACGTCGACAACAGATGGAGGGGTGAACTTCTGGGTTGTGTGTGGCCGCGTTCCTCGCGCGCCCTCTTCCTCTTCTGAAGTAGTCTCTGTAGTAGTCTCTGTATGTAGTCTATGTAATAGGTTGGCGGGTTCCGCCATTCTAGGTTGGCGGGTTCCGCCATCCTTGGTTGGCGGGTTCCGCCATTCTAGGTTGGCGGATTCCGCCATTCTAGGTTGTACATTAGGATTAAGCGCATGAAACAGCTCTTTTTCATTGATTTTGAAGTATATTTTGCACGGAACCCCTCGCTTCTCCTCGAACATTAAGCGTTTCAGCCTCAAAGCCCGCCTGGCTGAGTCCTGCTCCCGCCTAGTAAGCCCAGTCTCCTCCCTCCACTCCTCCATTGTCTTGTAAAACCAACCATCTGGGTCGGACGTTCTGTTTGACCAATACATGGCCTGGGAAAGCATCAATGCCCCATTGATTCCTATGCCTATTTCGACGAAACAGCGGTGAAATGCTATCGGACGGTCAAGGATTTTCAGTAGACTCATTCGCGTAACCCTATATTTCTGTTCGTTATTCAACGCAAAGCATTGCTTAAGCGTTGCCCGATAGGACGAAATATTTGGGAGGCGCTCTCTGTCTGTTATAATTCATCTATCACCTGCGGTAGTGTGATTCTCTCGTATCGGCCACTGGGGATGCCAGTCCCCAGTGGCACTTCTCAAAGTCAACCAAAATGATGCTCCGCTTCTCTCCTGGCCGCAAGCCCTAACCCTTGCCCTGAAAGTGATGCTCAGCAATCAGCCTGTCAGCTACCTCTGGATTAAACTGCACCATGTAGCCGATGCTAGCCTCCAGAATTCCCAAGGAAAGCAGCAGGTTGACGGCCCTGGTAGCGTCACCTATTGGCGTTTCGGCGAACGATGCGTCCCCTGCAAGCGCGTGCCGGTTTACCCTACCTGCCTCGCTAGCCTTGAGCAGGGTGACCATGCTCCCCGCCGCCGTCTTCACTGAGCTGCTTGCTTCCATCAATCATTTCCTCCGCCGTCACGAATATCGTCGCTTGAGCGAGCCGGGGTGGTTCTTGCTGCCATATCGCTACCTGTAGCCGCGGCGAACCTGTTCGCAAATCCTTTCTCGGTGCCATAAAGAAACTCTTTCATCGCGGCACGGACATCTTCATCGGTCATCTCTTTCGCCTTCTCAACCTTCTCTTTCCTAAACACTTTTCCGAACAATTTCATCGATGTCTCCTTGGTTGGCTGGTGTAAGTGTTAGTCTACTCTTTACGCTTTCAATGTCAAGCAAAAAGAAGCCCAGAGAGGATTCCGGGCTATTCAAGGCGGGAGCCTTGGCGCTCAACAAGGAGCAAGGGTTTGGGATAGCTACCAGTATAACTTACTTCGCCTTGAAGTAAATCGATGGGGGATAAATATCCGGCCTCAACTCACTTGGAGAGATGGCCCCTCTTGTAATTTTGTTGATTTTCAGGACGTTAACCGGGGAGATTTTTGCCTTGCCATTCACCCAGAAAGTTACGGACTGCCGAGACACACCGAGCGCTTTGGCCATACGATTCTGATTCCCAAAGAAATTAACAGCCTTTACTATCCCGCTAACCATCTTGTTTCCTTTTAATTAACCGAAAAATGACGCTCTTAATTAGAGCAGTGGGTTATTCTCGTGTCAAGGGGTGTTTGCTAACAAAAACCACTTGACACTCACTCTGGTAAGCGGTACATTACACCCTCACGCAGCAAAACCACAGCACAAACAAGGGGTTCACGATGAAACGAATCGACACGCCGGAATGGATTACAGATGACGGCGAAGTATTCAAGAGGAAGCAGGACGCCACGTTACACGAAGCATGCGTTGAGCTTGTTGAATACATCGAAGAAATTACTTTCGAGCTTGAGCCGATGATTAAGGGTGAGGTAATAGCAACGATCAAGCGCAACCCTGAGCTGATTCGCGATAAGGCAGTCCGAGTCCATCGCCTTGCGAAGCTCGCAGAGGTGAAGGTTGCCGACGAGTAAGACCCAGTCAACATTTTCTAGGGAGACAGGAATGAAGCAGCTCGACTTTAACGACATGCAGCGCAACTACGACAATATGAGAGATGAAACGTGGGAGAAAGCTGAACAGGAATTTCTTGTCAACGAGGGGGAGGAGGCGCTCGAGGATGTAAAGGATTACATCGGATCGATTCCTTCAGACATAGACTGGGAAGACCCACCGTTTTAGTGAGGCTGACATGTGGATCATCGACAAAGCAAAGATGAGCGGCAAAGGAATAATCGGCGTTGTTGACGAACTGAGGAAGGCTGAAGAAGGAGGAGCAGCGGAGCGCGCCAAGCTAAGGCGGGCCCTATGGGAGAAGGAGAAGGTCATACAGTATCTTCTGCGTCGGCGATCCCTTACCAGCGGGTCGCCAGAGATGGGGCAAGGGGATGCCATGTGTGAGCGCCTAGGATACCGACCTTGGAAGAACCCAACTTTATAAACCATACGACGGAGCATGCAAAGATGGAATCTGAGAAATTTAACGTACTCATCAACGTCCACGGCAAGAGCTATTACGGCACGATGAACGCGGACTTGTTCGAGGGCGAAAAGTCTATCTACTTCGCTGGGACAGCAATAGAGATCAGCACCGACTATGATCTGCATGACGAGATAAAGGGAACACTGGCAAAACCGCCAATCAGAGTTGAGGATCTATAAAGGAATGCTTGACATGGATGTTAACAACAGCTAGACTATAACTACAGGAACTGTATGAGCAACTCGGAGCAGGTAATCAGGATGTACGAGCAAAGCAGACAACTAGCAAGGCCGTATCAACCAAGGATGTCAAAATGTCAACAGAAAACCCTATTCCTACTGTCTACGATGACAGCCCTATCGTTGATCCCAGCGTTTCTGGCGATAGCGAAAGCTACTCTGTAGTAAACAACCTCCCCGTATGGCTCATAGACAATATCTATGCCATACACAACCACCCTTGGGTAGTCCCATACCCAGACTAGGAGCGCTCGAATGGACTTCAAGAAGTCAGATGAAATAGGCAATCTAGCTGCATCTTTAGCTGCGGCTCAAGGCGAGATAGCCGGAGCCAAAAAAACCTCTAATAACCCGCACTTCAGATCAAAGTACGCCGATCTCTCAGAGATTTGGGAAGCATGCAGGAAACCCCTTGCTGATCATGGGCTTGCGGTGATGCAAATGCCTGGCGCTCTTGATGGAGGCGTGTCGCTAACAACGCTAATCGCCCACGAGAGCGGGCAATGGGTTTCGCAGGAAGCACAGCAACTTTTTGCTGACTCAAACAACCCGCAGAAGGTTGCGGCCGCAATCACTTACATGCGCAAATCCGGCCTTGCAGGGTTTGTTGGGATATCTCAAGTAGATGACGACGGCAACTCTATATCTCCGGCCCCTGGCGGCGAGAAGCAACAGTCAAAGCAAGATGCTGACCAGCTTCCGCCATATCCTAAAACCGAGATGGCCGCGAACCAGAAGAAATGGGAGGGGCTTATTTCTTCCGGAAAGCGCAGCGCCATGCAAATAATTAACGCAATCTCAACTCAATACACACTCACTCCTACGCAAGTAAGCCTTATAAGGTCTCTCGAAGGGCTAGCCCCACCTCAATAGACTTTGGAAGCATATAAATGGAAATATTAAACGTAATTCAAGGTACGGAAGAGTGGCTTGAACTCAAGCTAGATTACTTCTCCGCAAGCGAAGCAGCGGCCATGCTTGGATTATCCAAGCACACAACCAGAGATGAGCTTTTACGAGAGAAAGCATTCCGGGAGCGAAAGGAGGAAGGATACTCAAAGCACCTCGAAGAAGGACATGAAGCAGAGGCGCTAACTAGGCCTGTAATTGAGAGGCTTGTAGGCGAAAATCTATACCCTGTCACCGCGGCAAACGAGATTGAAGGGCTCCCGCTTCTTGCGAGCATGGATGGATTGACGATGTCTGGCTGCATAGGCTGGGAAAATAAGCAATGGAATAAAGCTCTAGCGGTCTGGCTTGATCTATACGGAGACCTTCCAGATTCGCATTGGCCGCAGGTTGAGCAACAGCTCCTTGTTTGCGGCTCAAATGTAATCTTTTTTACTACGTCAAGCGGAAAATCCGATAATGAGTTTGCGCTCCTCGAGTACAGATCTACCCCAGAGCGCCGAGAAAGAGTAATCGCTGGGTGGAAGCTATTCGCCGAAGACTTGGCAAGCTATAAGGGCCGCGAAATAAAGGAAAAGCCAGAACCTGACATTGCCCCCCCAGGCCTGCCTGTTCTGTTTGCCAACGTATCGGGAGCACTGGTATCCAGTAATATCAATTCCTTCGAGGAGGCGGCGCATAAATTTCTGGACGGAATCAATGCCGTGCTGGTCGATGATCAAGACTTTGCCAACGCGGAAGCGAATGTAAAGATTTGCGCGAAAGCAGAGAAGGCCCTTCAGGATGCAAAAGCGTCCTCGCTCCAGTCAACCGCCGATCTTGATAGGTTCTTTTCCAAGGTTGACGCGATAGGCAAGAAGTTACGGGAAAGCCGCCTTACTTTGTCGAGGCTCGTAAAAGAAAAGAAGGAGTCAATCCGGCTTAATATCGTTATTGACGTTTCAGAGAAGTTCCAGGCGCACGCGAGGGAAAAGCTGGCAGGCTACACGGACGTTCGGCCAGTCATCGATTACGCGTTCAATCCAAGAGAGGCGATGAAGGGACGCAGGACCGTCACGGGGCTCACAGACGCCGCCGAGCACGCGCTAACTCAAGCCATCCTCGACTATGACCGCCTGGCTGACGCGGCCGCTATCGAAGCCAGGGAAGCTAAGAGGGTCGAGAATGAGCGCATTGAGCGCGCCAAGGAGGAAGCGGCAAGATTGGCCGTCGAGCAAGAGAGGCAAAGGAGTGCCGAACCTGAGATCAAGGAGGAGCTGCCGCACGATCCTCCACGAGAAACAATTGCGGAGCTTGCGGATGAGCTAACGCTCAACGTCGAAATGATCACAATAACAAAGGCCGAATATACCGAGCTTGTTGAGGCTAGGGAGTGGGCCAACGCGCTACAAGCGGCTGGCGTTGATGATTGGGTAGGATTTGAGGAGGCCTCTCGTATTTTTGATGAAAACAGGAGATAGACATGCTGGTACTAGGAAGAAAGACCGGAGAATCCATCCAGATTGTTGAAGAGCAAAGCGGAGCCGAGATCTGGGTAAAGGTGTGGGAAGACGGCCGCGGGTTTATCAAGGTCGGTATTGAAGCCCCAGACAACTACAAGATCTTGCGAGACGAGCTTGTTCGCAACGGGGGGAATAGATGAGCGAGCCAACATATGACGAAGTAAAGGCGGCGGCGGACAAGATCGGCATGACGGTCAACACGTTCCGCCACAGGCTTCGGCGCGGCATGTCGTTTGAAGAAGCCAAGAATACGCCGAAGCTGACCAAGAGCCAGTGCGGAACCAATGGAGCAAGCAAATCACCTTGGAGACGCAACCTTAGACTGAGCGGATCGCTTGATTACGACGAGCGGATCGCTGCCGCTAAACGAAAGGCGGGGAATAGATGAGCGAAGAAAATGCCTTTGTGGTGATCAGCTTCAGTTTGTTGCTCGCCGTCATCTTTATGATAGCGGCGAACGGATTCCAGTAATAAGGAGCATGGAATGTACTCAGTAAAGTTCTACTCTGGCAACTACTCAGACAGGCAGCAAATGGCGAACAACGATAATGCCATTGTGTATGTCGAACAGCACTTCAACAGCGCAGTAGACCCAAACACGAATTACTCGCTAGTGGTGGTTGGCGATAACGCCAGCTCAACAAGCATTGATCTTGCAACATGGATGGCTGGGGAATACTCGTCGCGCCTAAAAATCGGGCGTTACGGCAAGACAGGCATATCCATTGGTGGGATTCATGGGCGCGGCAATAGCAGCATTAAATACACGAGAATGCCCGCCGTTCTTTTGGAGCCTCTGTTCTGCTCGTCATATGACGGCTCCGACACGCTCAGATCGAAGCACGGGCGACAAATTCTTGCCACCGTCATTGGGGAAGGCATACAAAAGATGTTCCCAGATGGCGGGCTTGTAGCCTTCAGCGTCGGCCACAAGGGGAAGCTGAGCAACCCGCACGATCGCGGCGCGCTTGTGCTAGGCGGAGGGCTTGAGGCCGATTATGCGGAGGCGGTGCTTTCGGAAGCGGCGGAAATGCTTGTCGGGAAGCGTTTCAACATAGACCTTATAGCAAATAATCCTAGATACGTTGAACGTCTCAGGAAGGCTGGGAGCGGGCCAGTGGATAACGAGAAACCCACAGACCAAGAACTTTCCGAGCTAGATCGAGAGGTGAATCGAGCGATTTATCTGCAACAAAAGATCAACGCCTCGCAGACTGCGCTTCTTGCCTGCCTCCAAACAATCCAGAAAATAAGGGCCCGGATGGCGGATCAACAGATCTAAAGGATAACGAGATGACCAACAAGCCATATTCGCATTACGAGCAATACACCGGCAAACCTGGGCTTCACGCTCCGAACAACTGCCAAGGGGAGCACCGCAAGCTGTTCATGATAATGCACGCCTACAGATGGTTCGTGTTCGTCGTGGCGTCGCTAGCCTTCCTCATGCTCTGGGGAGACACCGTTATGGCGGCGCCATACGTCCAGGCCGCCGCACACCTCCATGACAGCGATTTTGACGAGATGGAGGCACACGGCAACCTGGACTTCCCGGCAGTCTTAGAACTGTCCGTAGGCTACGAGGTTGAGAAGTACCCTGGCTGGTACCTTCAGGCGACACACTACAGCAACCCAGAAGCGGCTGATACTGGGCTGAACATGATCGGGATAGGTTACCGGCACACATTTGGGGGAGCGAAATGATAAACGTCGAAATCAAGGTTACCCGACCGGGAGCGATGATTCCCGAGCCAGCAACCGATATGGCTGCAGGGCTAGACCTTATGGCATGCATTGATGAGCCTATCGAGATTTGGCCAGGCGCAGACGCCGAGCTTATCCCGTCCGGCATTGCTATAAGCATCATGACCAACTCGCACGCGGCGATCCTGATTCCAAGGTCCGGACTAGGCCACAAGCACGGGATCATCCTTGGTAACGGGACTGGCCTCATAGACGGAGACTATCAGGGCGAGGTGTTTATATCGGTCTACAATCGCGGCAACATCTTCTACACGATCCAGCCAGGTGAGCGCATTGCTCAGATGGTATTTATCCCAGTCGAGAGGGCGGGATGGGACGTGGTAACGGAATTCGGAGCCAAAACAGAAAGAGGCACTGGCGGATTCGGACACAGCGGGAGGTAATTAGCGCTTGCCGACCCTGCTCATGCGGGGTCGGCGCCATCATCAGAGCGTCAACTTTAGCTCGATAGCAGCCAACCTTGCCTCTAAGGCTGCGTTCCTCCCCTCAAGAGCCCTGATCTTCTCGTTGTTTTCCTGAAGGTTTTTCATCAGGATAGGAACGAACTCCTCCATTCTTAGGCCGAGCCTATCGCCGAGCGCGCTCCCTTCCCTGTCGTTGATCTCGCCCTTGATGAATCCAGCAAAATCATTCGTGGCGATACCGAACTTTTGAAGGACGAGTTCTACTTCCTGAGCTACCAGGCCATTGTGTCGGCGCTTCCCTGTCAGCCATCGGAAATGAACAGGATTCAGAGAGTCAACGAACTCTCCGCCAAGGGTCATCTTTGCAATGTCGGTCTTCAGGCGAGCGTCAGATGTTTGGATTGTTCCGTTGGTCGCGTAAACGTCGTCCCAACGAAAAGACAGGCTCCCAACGTCGTGGGCGTTGTCAGTCTGCGGCTCGCATTGGCCGTTACATATCCACCCGGTAGCGTCCGCTCTACCCATCCACGTTCCGCTATAGTACATCTGCGAATAGCCGTCAGGATCGCCGAAGAAAATATTTTTCAACACTGAGCCAGTGGTAGTCCCTCGGAGAAACACCTCTCGTCCTGCCCTAGCATTCTGGATTATAAGGTCGCTAGATGCTTTGTTTGCTGTCAAAGTAGGGTGACCTGTCGAGTCAAGCACCATCTCAAGGGCAGGACCGACGGTCAGGTACCCTGAAACTATCTTCGAGGCCGTTGCCCCGAACGCAGCGGCCGCTACCCCTCCGGCTGCTATTGCGTATGAGTTTGTACCAGATAGATAACCCCCTGTGGCAGTATCTGAAGTGAATGAGTGCGGCGGGCTGCCAACAGAACCGCTAGTTGTGCGCAAATTGCCCTGGATGGAAAATGTGCCGGAAGATGTCGTGGTTACCGTCGATCCTTGGACCCTATGGTAAATGTCGTCTGCGGTGAATCTTACGCACTCCTTGAGAGTCCCGCCTGAATTCCCAGCGGAAATTCTTACATCACCATTGGCTCCCGTTGCTCTTATGTGCAAGATGCCTGGAGCATAAGTGTGGTCAACGTACGAGTTAGTGCCAGTATGAAACAGTTGAAGATCTTCGCCAGCGCCAATCTTGAGCATGTTTGTAGTGGCGCCGTTGGAGTCATTAGGAAGCGAGACGTTACCGCTCGTGTCCATCGTTAAAATATTGGTCCATGATATAGTGGAACCAACAGCAACACCTGAGTCGACGTTGAATATAATTTTGTCGGATTGCTTTACAATTTGGAAATTTGACCCTACGTCAGAACTTTTCGAGCTAACCCCATCCCAGTATGAGTCAAACAGAAGCTGGATGTTGTCGTGCGTAAATGGAAGAATCTGGAATGGGGCGTGAGCGTCGCCGTCAATATTAAACGTCAAATGCGGGCCATTTAAGCTGGAGGCAGGCCCAGATATGCGCTTACGCCTTGGGAACGAAACAACCTGAAACTGGGTGCCGTCATAGCGCAGCTCGACCATGTCCCCGGCCATCAGCTCGCCGCCAGTGACGGCAGCGCCGTCGACAAAGATATTTTTAACTCCGAGCGCATTCACGTTGATAGTAGAGGCGCCAGTGTTCGTGTTCGCGACCTTAAAGCAGACCTGCATGCCAGCGGTGTAGGCTGTGGCCGCGGGAGACAGGGACACGGTGTAGGCGTTGGCCGCGCCGCCATCCGCCGCGTACGAGATCGTATTTGCCTGGACCTGCGCCAATGTTGGCAGATCAGAAGCGGCAGTACCAACGGCCGCGTTGGTTGCCTTCTGCCCGCCCATGTTCAGCGCGCCAGTCATCGCGTTCTCGCCGTTCTTGGCTAGGCAAGCCTCTACCCCATCCGCGATATCTTGGTCATGCGTGTCATGGTTGTCCGCCCTAATCGCTGTCCCAGCGTTAAAGTCATCCTCCCAGACCGTAAGGCCAGTATTGGTGCCATTGTCTCTCGAAAAACTACCCGACCCATTCCACGGCATAGCGAAACCCTCTAGATTGACCTGACAGGCTTAAACAGCCAGTTCGTTGAAAACCATTCAATGTCTTGATTCTTTGTGGTTATTTTAAGACCGGTCGCGAACGTGTACCCGATCCCGTTAGCGCTTGCCCATTCAGATCTAATAGACGAACCACCAGACCAATTAGCGGAATACCAATCAGCGGAATACCAAGCATCGCCTGATGGCGGGGAGGCTGGAGCTGGCGTTACGCCTGGAGGCTCGCCGTAGTTTATGGCGGTCGACACGGATAACGAAAGTGAGCCTTCGGACGAGACAATCGTCTGCTGGCCTGTGGCAAGCTTCTGGCCGCTAATTCCAAGGTTTGTAAACGCAGTCAAGGCGTCGCCAGCAATGTTGGCGCCGTTGTCGCTGTTCCCAGTCCAGAATCTGTAAACAGCTCCATTGTTCCCGAAAAACAGTTTCTTGTCATAAAGCCCCCAGCTTATCGACCTGAGACCCTTGAACCTTGCCGGTGCCCTTGTAATCGTGTTGAACACGTGCTGATTGTAGGTCGTGTTAGTCGACACGGGGATATTGAACAGGATCATATTCCCCGCTGGGAAATAGATGCTCTGCCAGCCAGTGTTGCTGCCGTACTTTGCCGCCACTAGCGCGCATGGCGCATCGATCTTCCCTTCCCTGCGGGTTCCGGAAAGCACTTCCCTCAGACTAAAGTAGCCTTCCGTTGTTGCGATTATCAGGTCTGCGCCGTACTTCACTGTGGACCTGATGGAAAGAGGCTCAGCCGCCTTGTACACGCCTTGTAGCGCAAAGTCGGACCCTGGATCTGACCCGTTATAAACAATAACGTCGCCTGACGACATGATAAACACAATCAAATCGTCAGCCCCTGCGCCATCATCAACCGTCCACGTATCAACGGTGACCAGCCTGCCGCCGAACTGCGATACCCGGTTAAGCGGGAATCTGGTCAAGGCTCCACCGAGCGCATTTACCGCGGAATACCAGAAGTCTTGCGAGCTGTTCGCCCAGAAGTATGTGCGCGACTTGTAAACGGTGATGCCTACCAGCGTCGTAACGGTCAGCCCGGACCCTGATACGGTCATAGCCGAAATGCTCGAACCATCGTATGCCAGCGGCGTATCGACTCCATTGACCAGCCCCATGCTTCCGTTGAAGTTGGCCCACTGCCATTGGTTCGATGAATACCCGGAGGATATCGATGAAGCAGTGCCGGTTGTAGAAATATCCCAGATGGTCCCGTTCGCCCCAGCGATGAATTTCTGCGTGGCGCCATCATGGAACTCGGCCAACATTTCGACGTTGCCGCCTAGACCGGTCGCCCATTCTTCGTATCCTTTCCGCAGGATGACCTTGCCAAGGTCGGGCCAATAGTTGTCCAGCCTAACGGCATCCTCCTTTGGCATGTCGCTTAGCGCATCGCGCGCGTTCCATCCGCCAGTTGGCGCGGGCAAGCTCTTGATCCTAGCCATTAGCCAAACCCCCGGTCCGGAACGTTCACACCCAAAATCAAGTCGAGGCGCTTGCCTCCCATCGAGATTGAGCGCGAGCCGCCAGTGCGGGCAAGCATTGCCGCCTTCAGCCGCTCAAACGACCTCTCATCTGAAACCCAATCATCTAGGCCCTTGCCCTTCTTGAAGCGCCAAATAACGCCCTGAGTTATAAGCTCTTCACAGATAAGGCATGAGTCCGTGTCGGCCTGGAATTTCTTCTGGGCCACGCCCACGTTAGTCTGCGCCCACTTATCGGAGATATACTCGAAGACGATAATGTCCCCATCCTCACCAGACCCAACGTCCTGCTCGATCTCAAACAGATTCCCCTTTATCCTGGCTTCGAGCTCCAGCCCACCAACGGTCTCATATCCCTTCTCTGTCGCCCACTCCTTGGCGCTAAGCGGGTTCACAACGCGCCTGTCGTCCGTTCGGTTCCATGTGGTATCTGGCACCTGCCAGCGGATATCCGAAGGCAGGGCGTAGGTCTGCGTGCCGCTTACGAGCGTTATGGTGTGCTCCGAGATAAGGAACTCCCATGGAGGAGACGCCTGAGAAAGCTCTTCACCAGTCCTGTTAGCCAGCCTGAATAGCTGCCTGGCGGTCGAATCGGTGTTCCCGACGATGGTAGATGGGGCGACAACCCCGGTTTCATAGCAAACGTCTTGGCATATGCTCAGTAATGACATTGGCGCACCTTGCTGTTTATGCCGTCACCCTACGGGGACGGCCCCTATTTCTGACCTTCGGCTGTGGTTCTGGCTCATCATCCTGAGCGCTTACCCAGTCGTCTTGCTCTTCATCGGCGAACGGCCCCGAGGACTCAGGTTCTTCGCTAACATCTAACTCGAGCGCCGCAAGGTAGGCCCTGGCGCGCGCTCTCGTTTTAAATCCGTCGCGCAGCTTATTGACCGTCGCATCCGGCAAAGCAACCATTTGCTCAACCGTGGCGACCTTCATAGCCCGCAGATTCATCTGATCAGCCTGCGAGATAAACGGGAGCGCGCTTATCGGCGTGCCGTCTGCGCTGTCCGGGATAGACTGCTTAAACGTCCGCCACGAACGAGGAAAGTCGTCCTCGTCCTGATCTACCTTTTTCCTGGAAAACGTGGTGTTCCGATCCCCTTTAATTCTAAGCTCGACAAAAACCACGTCATAAAACAGCCCATCGGACCGCTTTTCTGGGTGGTGGTAAAACCTTGCTGCCATGAAATCACTCGGCATTGCTATCTTCCCCCTGTGCTAACTGGCTGGCAATGAAAGGAATTAACCCGTTGCCATGAACTGTAACTATACACCCTTCATCTATCAGGACTCTAACCTGTTCTTGGAAGTCTTTCGCCTGAACAATCATCCATGGCGCGCACGAGAATTTGCGCCCAGCGGCCCAAACTGCAAGCCTGTGCTCGCCATCGTTCATGGGCTGCGGATACGCATGATGCTCATCGTTCTCATAGCTCGAATCAACGCCAAATAGCTCGAACTTCGTGTAGCCGAGCATCCGACCCATGTAAAGCAGCTTCAAGACAACGGTGTTACCACCTCCGAGCATGCGGATAGGCACCTGGTCGCCGGCAAGCTCCTTAAAAACCTCATGTAAATCAGGCTCATAGGCATGCCACATTTCAACATCGAAGGACTTGAGCGCGTCGAACACATCTGGAGCGCAGTGCGAGGCGATAAGGTATTTTGTCCGCTTGTTCGGCTTTTGCACGAAGCGGACGTTGTCTTTCCTGGCGTCAAGTAGCGCAAAATAGTCCGGCGTAACGCCACGCTCCAGCAGAAAATCGTGCGTGCCGTTGACAGACCATATATCCCCTTTGCGCATTGCCTTGCGGATCATTGGCATCGAGCGACCAATGCTTGGAGACCCGCCAATGATCACCATCGTTTTCCCGTTACCCTCCCTAGGCTGCAAGTGCTGGACGCCCCTGGCCATGTTGGCCCGAACGTTCGATATCGCCTCGGACTTCTCCGTGTTGCACTTCGACTCGAGTTTGGCCTCGCTGATCCCACCGGGCTTCCAAACATGCGCGATCCACTCAGAAGGGAGCTGGTGCGGGTTCGGCTCACCATGGAAGCAGACGACCTTGCACCCGTTCGGTGGCCATTTCTTGGCGTGGATCTTGTATGAGCAGAACGAGCCAGGGAACTTTCCCTGCCAGGTTGCCGGTTGCTGATGGAGCCAGTCTAGCGTATCGCAAATGAATCCTTGATCTCCCTTTGGGTGCGCAGGGAACCCGCTGTCCTTGTATTCCTTCCAGATAGCCTCTGTGACGGGGTAAACACTGGAATTCCACGCCATGACGCCGGACCCGTACTTGGTCCAGCCGTAGAAGTCCTCGAGCAGGCACAGAGGCCCGCTGTACTCGGCGATCTCTTCTAGCCTACCTGTGATAGCGGTATCCAGATCAAAGTACAGCACGCGGCCGCTCAGGCCCGCGTCAGGCGAAAATAACCACAGCTTGTTGTACCAGCCGTCCAGGCCACCGGGAAGCATGCGCACGTCCACACGGTCGCTGATCCCATCGTGGTTATCGGTATAGCAAATGAACCGGTGCGGCGTCGTCAGGTTCCGCCAAACCATGTCCTGCAGGATGTTTACGTACTCTGGCCCGTACTTGTCGCCCCACTTCACGCATACAACTTGCAGCTCATCCATAACGAAACGTCTCCCCGTCGTCATCCTTGTCGCCGAACGGCTGCCAGTCCAATCGCTCATATCCGCCTAGCGCGAAGTCATCGGACGCCCAGTCGTTGATTATATCTACAGCGTCAGGCGTTAGGTGCTCAGCAAAAGGCTTGTGGCTACTTGAATTCTCGATCGGCAATTTCGGGACAGGTCCAACGATCTCCTCAAGCTCTTCCTTCAGGTTTTCTAGGTGAACCAGCTCGTCTACCATGAACGACCTAATCCACTCGTATTGATTCTCGAACAGCCAACTATTTTGCGCCCAACTCATCGGCGGCGGCGCAAGGCAGGCAGCGCAGAAGTCCTCGAAGCTCCCAGGATTCCCGCCCTCGCTCTTGATCTTGGCGACGGCACCATATCGGTCATTGTCGCGCAAGCACGTGGACGCCCAGATGCTTACCGCGCGGTCATACGGGTTGCGAACGATAGTGAAATGCACCGCGGCCAGCCTGCCAGTCGGGCGAGCGTGGAAGTTGCCGCTCGTATTCCACAGCCGATGACCACCGATATCCGGCAAAAGCTTGTACATCGAGTTGGTCGCGCACTTCATCGTTGAGACGAAAAGCCAATCGTGCCCGCCCTTACCATCTGGATGTATGATCATAGATAAAATCCTTGTTTACCTTAGCGCGAAGCGCGTAACCGAATGATGTCAATAGTTTTTTTATGTCTTCGTCGGTGGCGTCGTAGCGCTCCGAAAGCTCGTTTTGCTCAATCACTAGGACAGGCTTCTCATTCTCAAGAAGAGCCTCCGCACCCGACAGAACGCCAAGCTCATATCCCTCCGCGTCGATCTTAAGCAGGCGGCAACCCTCGGTGGGCAGGAAATCCAGCGTTGTCATTACCGTCCACTGCTTACCTTTCGGGTCTATGTGCCATGTGCCGCTATTCCCTTCGTTTGCTCCAGGCGCCAACCTGACAAAGCCAGGATGCGGGCCAGCCGCGGAGCAAAACGTGCTCACATTCTCAAGGTGCTCCGTATTCTTTACCAAGCACTGGTAGTTTTCATACACGGCCTCAATGGCCATAACGCAATCGAACTCATCCGCCATAACGCGAGTCCACGACCCGACATGAGCGCCTACGTCTATCGCCTTGACCGGGATATCCAGGCCTATCGCGGCCACATGCGAATATTTGATCGCATCAATTAGAGCTCTATCGTCGAACCGATCTCCGGTTGATTCAAAGATCGGGCCGAAGAACGTATCCCGGTCCGGTATGTAAAGTTCACCTGCTAGCTGCATATTTCCCCCTTGGTTGTGAAGCAACATTTTACTTGACCGGGAGGCAACAGCACAAATGAAAACGGGGCCCCGTGGCCCCGTGCATGCAAATCCAAGATAAACCTTCTCACTGGTGAATTGGCCAGATACCCGTATACTCAAGGTCGAACGACATAGCATTAACACGCTCCGCGTATCCATCATGAGCTGGGTCTCGGCAAATCTGAACAAAAAGGATCGACTCCTTAGATAGCCTCGGAATGCTAATATCTGGGAACGTGCAAAGCTGGACTATCGAGCTGTCATCAACGTCATAATTCTCAGCGCCAACAGCCCAATCCGACCATCCTGCGCACGCCTCCCCAGGAACTGCCTCCCTATGCCGCTCACGCCAAGCTACTGACCCAGGACCGGGGACAGGCTTGCTCCACGCGATACTTAACGTAACCGAAGTCCCGTCTTCATAGAACGATGGCATTTCGTAAATTATGTTGACCGTTCGCTTTCGATTTTCCGGGAAAATTAGACAACCAGAATGTTTATCATCCTTAGTGAAAACCCCGCCCCACACCGACGCCATTGATTCGGCGCCATGGGATATTTTCCATCGTGGGGCGGGCATCGGGTTAGGCCGGTTGATCCGCGCGCGCGCCACCGCCAGAGATCAAGACCTCACGGGCAGAGACAGCAGCGGACGTTCCAGCCGCCACCAGCACAGGCCCCTCAATCTTGGTCTGAGAGGCCGAAGTGTCATCCAGCACCCCAGCGGTAGCGGTGGTATAGAGCGACACGTCAGCAGCACAGGAAGCAGCCACACGCACGCTATTGTTCGCGCCATCGCAAGCTACCCAGCCATAGTCATTATCGACAAAGGCCACCTGAGCGAAGCCTACATCATGACCGGCGTCCGCCAGCGTCTTGGTCATGGCGGCAGCCTGGAAGTTCTCATCGATAGCGACGCAGTCGTATTGAGTGATCGCGCCAGAAGCTTGGACATACACCCATTCGGTGTTGTCGGTGCCCATGACGCACGTACCTAGATCGAATCCAGCGCTAGTGGGCGTTGCGGTCAAGTCGACGCCCGCGCATCCGGAAGTTACAAAAGCCATTAGTTCGTCCTCTTTACCGAGTATGTTGCGGACAACCCCTGGGAGGCCCAGGGGTTACTGCTACGCGTCCTAGCTCGCGATGATCACGCCCTGGAGGGACCGGTTCGAGCAAGTCATGTTCCCGCCCCACACAACCGGAATCACCTTCGCATCCTGATTGATGGAGTTTCGATCATCGAGCGGGACAAACTTCCTGTCAGAATGCGGCCTCAGATAGATGTAATCCGTGTTGAGCATGTACATGTGGCTAGCCGGTGCCTGGTCGTCGTAGACCACCTCCGCAGTCTTGTACATGAGCGAGCTAAATCCGCCCTTTGCCAGTGCGCCATTCTCGCTTCCGCTGAACCGCTGATACTGGGTGAGCGCATTCTCGTAATGCGTGTACATTACCGAATCGGCAGGAATAACGTCAGGCTTGTCGACTCCGCGAACACAGGCTAGCCACATCAGGTTCATGCGCGCCTGGATGTTGCCAGAACTGGTCGCCGCGGCGGCGCTGTACTGGTTTCTCCAAAAGGTGTAGGTAGCCTGAGCGATGCCGCCGATCGTGCTGGCCGCCGTAGGGTCGTCCGCAACCAAGAGCTGCAACCCGCCAATCGCCTTGGGATCGGTCGTACCGTTCGAGTATACGGCCGTGCCAACGCGATTCTTGAGGGTTTTCTCAAGGTTCGTGATGCGCTTTTGCAACAGAGGGATAATCCGGTTCTTCCCGGAGTTTTTCATCTCCTCAAGCCCGGAGATGGACACGTTGCCGGCCAACTGCTTCCAGTCATAGGTGGCAGCGTCAAACACTTCCTGCGGCGTGATGTCCAGCACCTCATAGCCGGTATACCAGCCAGCGGTGCCGTTCTCTGCGTATTCCAGCTCTTCAACGATCTCGCGCCCGCCATCAGCATCGCGCACATTGCCCTTTTGATTCAGCACCATAAACAACGAGTTGTGGTTCAGCACGTTGTCGGAGAGCTGCTTGGAGCGGTTGCGTAGCGTGGTAGTAACGATTTCGCCGATATTGATAGTTGCCATATCGGGTTACCTCAACTTAATTGCTTGTCCCATTGGTTGCTCAGATCGTCATACAACGATATTGGCTCAGCAACCACCTTTGCTGGTGCTCCCGAACTACGAACGCCGGCTGCTGCCTTCTTCGCTTTAGCTACCTTGGCTCGATGAGAGGGCTTTCCGCTCAGCTTTGCTGGCGCGGCCTGCTGCCCCGCCTGTTGCTGTAAGCCTTTCATGGAAACGGCCAGTGGGTACGCGTCGTCAAGTCCGGAAGCTAGGCCAGCATTAATAAGCTTGCCCATATCCGCCTGAACATCCTGAAAGTGCGGATGCTTCAACGCGCCGCCATCGTCCTTTTCTCCGGCAAAGTCCTCGATCATCGACACGTAGCGCTGTTGCTCTGCCTGCTGCTGTGCCTCTAATCTTCGGGTTTCTCTCTGCTCCATGGTCTCGACCTGGGCGCGCAACTGGACAACCGCAGGGTCGATGTCGTCCTGCTCTTGCTGTTGAGGCCCCTCGATTCCATATAGCCTTGCTAGGCTCGCAAGGGCGGCATTCGGGTCGCTCTTGAATGCTTGGGCCCATGCTACCTGTTGGCGAATAAACGCGACGTTATCCGCGCCAGCCATTGCCAGATCTTGGCTGAGTGGCTGCATCTCGCGGTCGATCGTCTCGCTTACCCGCCTAATCTCTGCAATTTCTTGCGTCTTTCGCGTGTAGTCCGCCTCCATCGCGTGGTGACGCTTCAGAAGGAATTCCTGCGCCTCGCGCGGGACATTCCCAAATATCTCCTTGTCGCCAGAGGCCCAGTGATCAGGGGCGGCTAGCGCTTCAACGGTCTCCTCTTCTCCATCTCCGTCGAGATCCTCCGTTGCTTCGTCTTCCTCGACTTGATCGCCTTCTTCTCCGCCTCCCGCGTCGTCCGGTTGCAGGGCTTGCCCCCCTTCCTCATTCTCTCCACCCTCTTCCCCGCCTGCGGCATCTTCAACCTCGCTTTCGTCTTCATATTCAGCGAAGGCGTTCACTAACTCGTCAGTAAGGCTGAGCGCCTCATTACCTTCAGTCGCCATACTTCCCCCCTTCTACTCGATATACCCTTGCACAAGAAACCTGTGAAAGATCAGGCCCCGAAGGTCATCGTTTAGAACGACCTCCAACCTGTCGTTTACTGCTCCGTCTAGTCTCAGGTATTGACCGGACTTCTCAAACGTCCACCTCACGGCGAATACATCGTTGCCACTACCCCAGACCAGCGGGACTCCGTCGTAACAAAAGCTTGTCCACGACGCATTATCGGTTACAGGCACACCATCAGTGTAGTTGGTCACGGTGCCCGCATCATTTTGATGCCTCACCGTCACACCGTTAGCTATGCCGCCCGTGATGTTCCCGTAATCGCCCGCCGAGCTACCGTTTGTGTCGCAGATTGTCACCAATATCCTCGCAATTCTAAATACTTGCGAGGCTGGAGGCTGTATAAAGAATATCTCAGCCGCCGCCGAATAATCTCCTATCGCGTTCTTTGTCCCGGACCCGTCGCCAACGGTGTCAAGGAATCTTGATATATGCGCACGTTGAGATCCTGTCGGTGACGACGTAGTCCAAATTGGGGCGTTAACTGTTCCAGACATATGATCCTCTACTCAACATAGCCGTACGCCAAGAATGTATGAACCTGCAAAGTCGAGTAATTGCCCTCGATAATCACTTCGATGCGCTGGTTTAAGCTCCCGTCAACTCTAAGGAGCGCCCTGCCCTTCGCAAGCTGAAAATCAGATGTAGTAAGCCACCCCGGGTCCAAGCCAAGACGTGTCCCCTGCCGCCCAAGCGGGCCATTAATCATGCCAAAGTATGCATTATCCAGCACATTGTAATGCACAAAGTTATGCAGTGTGCCGGAGTCATCTTGCAGTCTTAGGGCCCACCCAGGGCTAATGCCGTCAGCATCGCCGCCATAATCTGATAGCTCATGCGCGCCATTATCTCTGATGAAGACCACGACGGTTTTCATCAAATAGACGGTGCCAACGGGAGGCCGCAAGAATACTATATGGGGAGATGAGTAGTTGCCTAAAACGTTTCTTGAGCTTGAATCATCCCCAGTGGCAGTCAAGTACCTGACAATAGGGTCGTTGCTCGCCTCTCTAAGCATGCGATTGACGCTTGCAGGGGCTGATGTTCTTTGCCCTGGCATAACTTACTCTATGTACCCATAAACGAAAAAAGTGTGATTCAAAAGCCCGGAAAGGTTGTCGTTAAAAACAGCCTCAAGCCTCTCGTTGTCGTCTCCGACTAAGCGCAAGGCTTGACCTGAAAGCCTTGAGTAATCAAGCGTAACAAAGATTGCTTCAGGATCGCCGGTCCCAGTGTCCACCCACTGAAACCCGCCCGCACCAGCAAGAGATCCCCACCCAAGGTTTTTCTTGACTGGCAAAAGCGTGCTGCCAGTCAAAAATTTAAGCGTTCCGGAGTCATTCTGAATGCGCAATTGAACTCCGTTTGATATACCGCTCGTGATGGTTCCGTAATCGTTCAGGGTCATACCATCAGTATCTTCTACGCATATCATGATGGCCTCGATTCGATAAACAGCACCAGCCGGTGGTTGAATGTAACCAATCCCTTCAGCAGAGGCGTAATTCCCATTCCACGACACAGTACCGGTGCCGTCACCGTTGGACGAAAGATACTGCGTGATGCGCTCTTTCAGCCCGCCCTCGTTAAGCTCTCTAACCCACAAAGGAGCATTTACAGTACCAGCCATCAGCCTTTCTCCACCAAGTTGTATTGCGCGATGATCTCCCGCCGCTGCTTCCTGCTCGTTACGTACTGGTCAGTAACCGGACACTGGTAACCGGGGAAGTCCGAGCCTCCCAAAATGGGAGCGATCCTTGGCGGCACAATCTTAAGATTGGTTTCGCCGCCGCATGTCAAGCATTGTGGAACATCATTCCGGCGTGCTATAGTGTTAATTGATTCCTGACATGAGCCGCAGGAGTTGCATCGGTACGTATAAATCGGCATCAGAGAAAACCCGCCATGTTTAAACAGTTTGCAATCTCAATCATCGCTGCCTCAACATTATTTCTGGTAGCTACCTCGCTTGCGTGGCTGTCCACCTGGGCTTATCTCGCGTTCTCAACATACTAGGAGTCGCATCAATGAAAACGGTCATGCACTACCGGGCGTTAGGCCGCCTAATCTTGATTATTGTAGCAATGTCAACCGCTTGGTGTATATGGTTGCTTGCTTGCTGGGCTTGGGCGTGAAAACAATAGGCTGAGCCTATCGTTCATCGCCCCATTAATAGGCTGGGCCTATCAAGCCTCACTCGTCATAGGCGGCGCCTATTAACCCAGCGAAGCCTAAGGAATAAACGATTTCCACCAATAGAGGGCCCATGCTTGAATCGGACTGTCGAAAGACAGTCTGCAAGCACTACAGTCACTCTGCTCGACTCGCGGCGCCCTTGCACAAAGCGAGCAAAAGCCCTCAACCATAAACCCTCCACACCGCGCACTGAGGGGTTGAGCATAGAAGCTGGCATCGGCCAGACGGGCACCCCGAGTATCACCCTAGAGCCTATCTAGATGAGAAAGGGCGGTTGGAATATCTTAAGCTGGTATGGTATAGTGTTGCTTAACATACAAGGGAGATAGAAATGACCATCGGAACAGCATTGATAATCATCACGGCAGCAGCACTAATCTCTATCTATAGATTGTGGCCTCTTATCTGGGGAACAGCTTCACTTTTGGTGCTGGCGTGGATCGCTCTAGTGCCCATGGACCTCCAGCGCTTTTTCTTCTAAAGGAGACTAAGATGGAATTTTTACTCAGATACTCAATCAGCGCGGCGTTCGTGTCGATGGTAATGCTTTCGCACCAAGGCCACGTAGCATTAGCTGGAGTCGCCCTTTTCATCGGAACCTTTCTTTGGACCGTTCGAGGCCGGGTTGTGCGGCAGCAGAAATCGACAAAGCTCGACCAAGACCAAATGCAGGACCCTGCAACCTCCCGACCTTAGGCACTTGCCGACCAAGCAGCACGCCTGCAAGTGCCTTGTTCGCTCTCTCTGATGGAACGGCAGCGGCCCTGCCAATGGCCCTGCCGCCAGAGAGAAGGCCCGCCAGGAGCCCCCCGGTCGATAGGGCGCCGCCAAACGCCTCTCCTATCCCCGCCAGTCTTCTGGCCGTTGGACTACCGGATAGAACTTTTCCACGTAATTTCGCAAACCCAATCTCTCGCATCGTAAGCGAGATGAAGTCATCGAACGTATCTGCCGGGAAGATAGACTCGAGCTTTTCACGCATGTTGGGCTTGTTGAACATCCTTGCTATCCCGTTCTGGTCTTCCACCTGACCCATCCGGTTTTTAATGGCTTGCATCGCGCCGACACGGTACGCCTCTACCTGGCTATCGTTCATATTGGCCACTGCCCGGGCCGGGACCTCGCCCTCCACGGTCAGGATCTTCCTGCCGAGATTTAGAGCGTCTTCAATCTCCATTGAATCAGAGAACACCCGTCTTGCCTCGGCGTAGATCGGGTTTTGGGCGTCAACCTCAGCTACAAGCCCTTTCTTCATGGTGGTGAGGATTCTCGCATCATCCATCCTGCCAGCACGCCTTGCCACGCCGATTCTATCGTCCAACTCTCTCTTCACAGCATCCATTGAGCGCGTATCAATTATTCCGTCTGACGCCTCAATGCCTTCATTCGCAAGCTTTCTCTGTGCAGCCTTCCTCGCCCTTACGACAGCCGGGCGTATCAGAAGCTCTTTCATCCTGTCAGTAACTTCTATCGGGACCTTGTAGGCTGCATCATATAGCGGAGCAGCCAAAGCCTTCCTACTTGCCGCGAGATCATCAACAGTCTGTAAGGCACCCTTATTAACGCCCAGGAGGCTGGATATCTTCGTTTTCAGTCGGCCGAACTCGCCTGCAACTCGCCCTTCCAGGAAATCAGCAATGTCTGTCCTCGCTCCACCAGCAAACTGAGCGGATGTTTCAAGTTGGTCTTGCACGACTCCCCCGCCCACATCAGCTAATACGCTGCCAGGCGACTGGGCAAGCCGCTCCCTGGCCATCGCTTGAGTAACCCCACCTTGTTGCATGGCTTCAGCAACGCGACGCTTAGCAACGCCCACAGAGGGACTCACAGCGTCAAAGCCCTTTCGCAGAGCGGCGCCGCCAGCACCTAGGACGCCGGCTGTAGCACCACCAAGCGCTCCCCCGACTGCTGCGCCACTGCCCCGCTCGCCAGGGTCAGCGCTTCCCGCTCCAGCTAAAGCCCCGCCCATTGCTCCAGCGCCAGCAAGCCTTGCTATACCGCCCCCAGCCCCGATCAATGCGCCGCCAGTCGGAAGCGCGCCAGCAATGTTTAAGCCGATATCAACGCCCGGCCTTTCCCGCTGGAACTCCTTCCTGGGAACGCTAAGCTGCTGCATAAACTGATCGTAGCGATCTCCAAAATCTACCTCGGGGCCGCCAAATAATGATTTGATCTTGTCGACTCCCGCCGCTGCCCCGGCTTGCAGCTCGTCAGAAAAGCCCAAGGTTGCGCCCTGTAGAGCAGATTCAACAAACGGATTCCCAGTGTCAATTCTCGGCTGCTGCCTTTCAAGGCCGTCAGGAGGAGGAGGAACTGGTGGAACTATGGGAGGCTGCCCGGGAACGGCCATCTGGCCCGACAGCACGGGAACGTTTGGGTCTGGGTCGACGCGAACGCCCGGTGGCTGGCCAGGGCCTGCGGGCGGCGGGATTGGAGGTGACCCAATGAACGACAGCCTTTCATACTCCTCCTTTAGCTTCCTGATGTCGTCAATGTTCCCTTCCTTGTCGGCAAGGAATATCGCTCGTTCGATCCTGGCTAGCGGCGAATTTGAATCAATAGGCATGGCTACAGACCGTATTTGTCGAAGATTGCTTGAACCTCAGGAGAATAAGGGCCCGCCGCCGCGCCCAGCCCAGGGGGAGAAGACTGTTGAGGTGACACGGAAGCGGGCATAACTGGTTGCTCTGTCGCAAGCATGGCGCTCAGGTCGTTTTCCGCCATGAACTGGTCGACAGAGTCTTGAATTTCTAGCGAGGTGGCGCCCTCGCGACGCAACGATCTTACCAGATCGGCCTTTTCCGCGTTGCGCTGCTCGGTGGCCAGGGCGAACCGCAAGATTCTGCGGTTACCTTCCGGAGTTTTCCCGAAGTTCGCGCTGTACTCGGTAAAGAGTGCCATCTCTTTCTCGGAAACTGCGCCCTTGGTCTGAGCAACACGGGCCATTACTTGGTCACCCATGATTGTCTGGAGTTCTTCGGCTGAGGCTATTTTGTCCATGTTTACATCATATCCCAGCGCAGACACTGCCTTCTTCAGCGAAAGCAGCGTAGCCTCACCGGTCCCCGTCCCCACCTCGTTCAGAAGGTCTAGCCCTCGCTCTAGCTTTGGAATTGCCCTGGCCGACTCAGATCCAAGCTTTATGATCTCAGCGTTGCTAGCCCTCGCGCCCTTTGCCCGCTCTAGCTGGTCTTCACGGAAGACTTGCTCGCGAGTCGGCGGCGGCGGAGTTGCACCTGGCAAATTCACGTTTACGCCCGACTTCATCATTTGCTTCCTGGCGAACTGCTGTGCCTCTTGAGACCCTGGGTCAAACCCTGCAAGAGAGAGCTTCTTCTCGAACTCGCCCGGCTTGTCCCGCCCCTGGAACAGCACTTCAAACGTATCAGGGTCAACGAGCTGATCGCCAACCTTGATAGGCTCCCGCCTCTGTCCTGCCTTCATCTTCTGGTCAAGACCTTTCATGGCAAAGGTTGTAGCCAACTCAGGATGCGTACCAGAAAGGCTTTGCGAAAGCCCCTGGTAGGTCGGGCTCTCAGCGGCGAGCGCCTGAACAAGCGCTTCCTGCTGGCTCTTCCTGAACTTCTCGGCCTCCTCATCAGACTTTCTCATGCCGCGGCCGCCCATATACGAGAGCAACACTTTGGAGAGAGCCCCGCCAGCAGTGTTCGATGGAGCCTGCATTCCCTGGCTCATCAACATTTCCGCCATGCGCCTACGCTGCTCGAAGTCCTGCCCCTGCCCCTGAACCGGATTAAAAAAGCTCGGCATTAGATGATCCTCCCGTAGTCTACCGCCATGTAGCCGGCA